CGAGCCGCTGATTTGCAAGAAGGGTTGTTACGTCACCGGGAACCACCCGCCGACAAATCCGAATCCTTCGAGGATGCTCTCAACGCGCCGCCAGAGCCTGTGCAATGGCTGATCCAAGGTATGGCTAGCCCCGAAGCAAACGTCATCCTCACCGGTCAGTACAAGGCTGGAAAAACAGCCCTGATGATCGCTTCCCTCATCCCCTCGCTGACCGACGGGAAAGACTTCCTCAACAAGTTCCCCGTAAACGTGCCGGACGGCGGTGTGGTCGTAGGCCATTGGAATTTGGAAATGTCCCGGACAGACCTCGTGGACAAGTACGCCCGTAAGGCTGGTATAAAGAACCCACACAACCTCAAGCTAGCTCACTGGCGCGGTGAAACGATGAATATCCTCACCGAGGCAGGTAAAGACGCAGCGGTGAAATGGCTGTCCACCGAACCAGGAAAGGACTGGACCACACACCCAGATGGCTGGGTCAGGGTGTGGACGATCGACTCATACGCCCAGCTCGCCCGGATGGCAGGGGTAAACACCAACGACAACGATGAAGTCTATGCCCTGATGGGTGCCATCGACGAAATCAAGGTCAGGGCGAAAGTGCAGGCATGTTTTCTGCTGGGCCACACCGGCCGCAACAGTGACGAGAAATCTGCCGCCAGTGGCCATCTTAATGCCACGCGGGGCGCATCAGCCGTGGATGAGCACGTCGATGCCCGGTGGGTTTTGACCAAGGACAGCACCAACACGAGGTATTTGGCCACTGAAGGTCGTGACGTCGAAGCATTCGGACCGTCTGCCCTGGATTTCGACGAAGAGACCAAGGTCATGACGATCACCGACCGCACAAAGGCTGACGTCGCTGTTGAAGGGTATGTCCAGACAGTGGTGGCGGTGTTGGCCACGGAAGGTGAAGGGCTGAACCAAACCAACCTTGTCAAAAAGGTTCAGGCTCGTGTGAAGATCGGTCAAGCCCATTGCATCGAGGCGATCAAGGATGCGATCGAGGCTGGATTTGTGGAAACGAAACGAATTGAAGGTGGGCGGGGAAGACCGGCCTTGTTACACTTTTTGACCGGTGGTAAACCGACCGGGGATCGAGCTAGGAAAGCCACGCCAGGGATGGTGGACATGTCGGGGGTCCATCGGGGGCGAACTCGCTGATTTAATCTGAAAAAATCGCTGAAAAAATAGGTAGGCACTACGCAGGCTTGAAGGCGGATTTAATTCTGATAAATGCCAAACATGCCGCTACGTATTTTTTCAGCGGTGGGTATACCCCCATGGGGGGGACCCACTGAAAAAATAAACGGCAGTAATCGCGACGGTTAATTACGGTAGGGCTGATTTAATCAGCGGCCTGACGGGTGGGGGTTAGGTAAAAGCATGCGGGTTAGGGAAAAGGTGAAGGGTACTGAGTGTTCTATTGAGGCTAGCTAAAGTTTTTGAACTCAGGAGTACAAATAGGGTGAGTTGGGGTAGACAACCTTGGTTGTGTATTTTGGGCTATCGGTAGTTGCTTGGCTCAAACAAATGACCTATGGTGAATGGAACAACGGATGGGACGGGAGAACTGCACATGAATGACGACCCTCGTGAAGTCGATTGGACTTCTAAAAAGATCCAAGCTCTGGAACTGAAAATTACTGAGCTTCGAAAAGCACTGGATTGGCTCCAAAAGTCCGGCGCTGAAGCCCAGCAAATTCTCGAAGCCGTTGACAGTGAGCAAGCCGATCGAATTCGTCGCCTCGAGGAAAAAGTCAAAAGTCAACAAGCGGGGTTCGAAGATTACATTCGAAGTCTCGAGCGGAGATTGACGACTGTCGAAAAGTCGTACGCTGCTCAGCAAAAGCCTGAGTACGGTGGCGATGATCCGGAGTATTCTCCGCCCGTCGGGGGCTACAACGACAACCTCGAGATCGAGATGAATTACCCTGGCGGTGTGGTCAGTCAGTCTCGTGACACCGATGAAGCGAAGATGTTTTCCGCCGGGTCTCGGGGTCCCACTGCTCGATTGGTTCCAAAAGTTATCCTCGAGCTGGCAGAAAGGCGGATCAGAGAATACATTGTTGCAAGGGCTATACTTCGGGAGTCGGAGATCGAGGGAATTGTCGAAGCCCTTTGGGGACCCCAGGGGAAGACGAAATAGCAACGAACTCCAAACTCCATTTTGGCACGTAGAACTCGGTGTGGTTTGATGATCCGGTCGAATCACATCGAGTTCTTGGCAGGGGGTGGAAGTCATGGCAACACCAACGATGGTCACTATCGTCGGGGTGGTGCAGACGCCACCAGCCACCCCAGACTCGACTTTCACGGTGGTAATGGAGCAGAGGGGTTATCTAACCCATTCTGACGGGACGATGATTGAGCCGACGAAGTACGTTGGTACAGCGGATGGTTCTGGTGCCATCTCATTCCAAGTCCCGGCATCTACTGATCCGTCCTGGGACTACGTTCTGGATGGCAAGATCGTTGGGACGAGTTGGACCTACCGGGTGACGTTCGATCTGATGGACAATCTGCCGCCAGCTGCGCCGTTCTACGCTGGGGTTCCCCACAACGCCGGTAGCACCATCACCCTGAACGACTTGATCCCGGCAGGTGTGGTCAGCCAGTCAGCTCTTTACGCTCCGATCAACCATCACCACACCCCAGACCAGGTTGGCTTCTTGGTTCTTGGCCCTGCCGAAGCGGTACCGGGCGGTACTCCTGACGGCACTGTAGTCATCCGAAAGGCTGCGTAGAGATGCCCGTCGCTGGTACTGACATGAACTTGAAGTACTCGGTGTCTGCCGCTGCCGGTAACACCACGGCGGGGAGCCAGGCATCGTCTCTGGGTGACCAGGTGTCTACCACGGCTTTGGCTACATCTGGTCTCAATGTCCAGTGGGACGACGTCTCATCTGCTGAGGCTTTGGCTGGTGACACCGAGTACCGGTGCTTCTTCGTCTGCAACGACCATGCCACTGACTCGGCTTTGAATGTGACCATCTCCGTTCAGGTCCAGGCCACTCGTAGCACGTTCACCGTGGCAGCAGACAACATCGGGGTAACCGCCAAAGGGTCTGGTTCTGCCCAGGCCTTGACGATCGCCAACGAGAATACCGCTCCTTCTGGTGGGGCTGGGGTGGGTACGTTCGGATCTTCGGCTTCTCTCGGCACGATTCCTGCTGGATCTGTCGCAGCGTTCTGGCTTCGCCGAGTAACCGGTGCTTCCACTGCCGCCCTGAACCCCGACAACGCTACTCTTCGCATCGGTGGAGATGGCTGATCCCTTTCTCCGAAAGGGGTAGGTCATGGGTGACAACATTTACGGGGCTACAACCCCGGTAACCGCGAACACCAATGACGGAACTCGTTACACCCTGGGTACCAACTTCCAGGTGAGTACTGGAACGAATCTGCTCAAGATCAGGTGGTACGCCCCTTCTTCATCTCCTGGTGCCGCATTGCTGCCCATTAAGTGGCAGCTATGGAATGTGGACACCAGCAGCCTGGTCACGAACGGCACTTTCGGCACGTTAACTCTCGGGGCTTGGAACGAAGTATCTCCCGGCGTTGCGTTGACCGCAGGGGTCAACTATTGCGTGAGTATCGTCACTGACCAGTACACCGCTACCACGCACTACTTCGACAGCAGTATTACCCATGGGATCATCACGGCTCCGGTGGCAGCCGGTAAGTTTTTTGACATCGGTAATTCGAGCACAACTGCGGTTTTACCGACTGGTTCTTTCAACAATGGCGGCTACTTCGTCGATGCCGAGGTAGGCACGTCTGGCACCACCCCGTTCACCCGGGACTATGCATCTACCTGGCGAGTGTTGAATGGAGTCACCAGAGACTACGCCAGTACGTGGAGAGTTACCAACACTCTCACAGCGGATTACGCTTCCACGTGGCGTGTGCTCAATGCTTTTGCTGCACGTGACTTCGCATCGACTTGGCGCGTACTCAACACCTTCACGGCAGATTATGCATCGACTTGGAGGGTTCTGAACGCGTTTACCGCTCGAGACTTTGCCAGTACCTGGCGAGTGTTGAATGCCCTGACGCGTGATTACGCAGACACCTGGCGAGTAACCAACGCTTTTGCTCGAGACTACGCTGACACCTGGGTGGTGCTGAGCGGTACCGCGTTCAATCGGGACTATGCTTCGACGTGGCGAGTGTTTAACGTCTTGTCTGCGGACTACGTCAGCAGTTGGCGAGTCCTAGGTACCTTCGCTCGGGATTACGCCAGCCAGTGGCGCGTTCTGGGCTTTTTCACCAGAGACTACGCCAGCACATGGCGTGTCTTCCGGTCGTTCACCCGAGATTACGCCAGCAGTTGGGTCGTGATAGCCGATACCCCGGCCGGGCTGACTGTGCAAGTGTGGTCCGGTGGGCTGTTGGTGAGCGCATCGCTGTTCGTGTGGTCCGGTGGGGTCTTGATTCCAGCGACAGTCGAAAGCATCGTCTAGCCTTCGATATGGTCGATGGATGGCCAATCAGGATCGTTCTAAGGGCTTGAAAGCATCGGATGCACCACGGTGTACCGAACATGTCCCCCAATCGCTGTGTGGCGTGCTGAGTGGCCTTCCAAGGTGTACGTTGCCGTTGGCCACGGGTGGCCGACCACACGCCGGTCATCATCGGGCCTCGTATACCCTGGTTGGTGAGGGGAAGGTTATTTACCGGTGGAGGGGTCCTCGCAAGAGGCGCGGCTAATTTACACCGTGTTACCGTCGCTGCATGACCATTGAAGTTAAGCTCATGACCGCACCTGGTACTTGGGTGTATCTGTATCTCCGTGACGGAGAAACGACTCCATTCGAAGTCAAGTCTGATTACCTGGTGTCCGCAGGTCAGTCTATGACCGTGCACGTGTCTGCGCGTGTGGTACAGGATCAGGACCTGGGTGAGCGATTGATCGATGCGCGTGAGTTGGTGAAAATTAACGTCAATTGGGTTGGGTATTTTGACTACATCCCTTCGGATCGGACGCTGTATGAGATCTTAGAAGATGCGATTGGCCACTATGCACTCAATCCCACGCACGGGGTAGGTTGTTCTTGCTTGGATCGGTACGTTCAGGAATTGAAGCAACAAATTCTTCGAGTGGTGTCCAAGGAGGAACCGGAAAGCAACTCGTTATCGGCAATCCGGACTCTTTTGTCGCGTTTGATCGGGTGGCTGTGAAACAAATACGGGTGGCTTGGTTGAATGGAGATGTTGTGGTGTTCTCTTGTACTAGTGCTAGCTACGGACACCAAAGTCAAAATCTTATTCTTTCCAATGCCCGGGAAACCAATTGGAAAGAATCGGTTAATTACGTCACTATTCTTCTTCATAGCGTACTCATGGTTACGGAAAAGGAAGACTGATGGGTAAAGTTAGCCGACTGGTCACGATGGAGGCCAACGACCCCAAGGTGGGTATGACTGCCCTCGAGCTGATTACCATCATGGCGCAAGCTGTGCCGGACATGGTGCCGAAGGTGGATGTTGGTCTGAATGGGCGGATCAAGCGAGTTAAGCTGGAGGTTGAGTTTCGTGCCGACTAACGCTACGCCCGAGTACATGCGTGAGTGGCGCAAGACACCAGCAGGCCAAGAATCATTGAAACGACAACAGAGCAAAGCTCGTGCAGTGTCCTGGGCATATCGTCAGTTGGCCAAGAAATATCCGTCAGAATTTGCCGAGCTGCTTCGACAGTACGACGAGCTCGTTTGACACCTCAGGCTTGGAGATTCATACTTATGAGGGTCAAGCCATCGGGGCTTGGCCATCATTAAGGAGTGAATCATGACAGTCAAGCGAGTTATCCTGGTGTCCCTTGTTCTCATCGGCTTGTGCCTGGTGGGGTTCCTGCTCGTAGCCATCGCGACCACTGGAGGTAACCATCCGAAGGTTGGTACGTTCGTGTCTGTTGAGCCGACGTTCGCTACATCTTCCGCCAAGAAGTCCACGGTCAGCCTCGAGCAGCAGAACGCGGTCAAGTCTGCCCAGAACTACCTGGAAAACATGGGGTTTTCGCGTCAGGGTCTGATCGATCAGTTGAAGTTCGACAAGTACAACGCCAAGACGGCGACCGTTGCTGTCGATTCGCTGCACGTGGATTGGAACGCTCAGGCCGCGATTGTCGCCCAGAGTTATCTGGATAACCAGTCGTTCAGTCCGGGGGGCTTGATCGCTCAGCTCGAGTACGACGGATTCACCAAGATGCAGGCTACCTATGGGGTGAAGCGGGTAGGGCTTTAACCTTCTGGCGTACCCGCTGTGGTGGACCTGCGATGGGTCCGGCATGATGGGTACCAGGAGGGGAAATGTGGACTGTAATCTGGCATTCACTGGTCGGGCTGGTGATGATTGGAGGCCTGATGCTCGGTGGTGTGGTCATGCTGGGCAAAGCTATTGCTCAGGGAGCTGCTCACGACGTCATGGTTTGTAACTGCTATGACTGCCGATCTCGACGGGTGCTGTCGTACAAGAAGGCTTTGGAAAGGGCCGACCAATTCAAACAAAAGAAAACGAACTATGGTTGGGTGTCTACCGAAGAGTTACGCACCCAAGATGTGGTCATGGCCAAAGGGAGCGCTTACCAAGTGATGGAGCTACGGGGGTTGTCCATCGGTACCGCAGTGCACTTACGTAACGTAAGCACGGGGGTAAAGTCTTTGGTTATGGTCAAACCGGAACTGTCCAGTACGAAGATGTGGGCAAAAAGACAATGAGCTTACGACGTGACAGGCCACCGCTCGGGCGTCCGGTACTAACTCGAGAATGCCCATACTCTTATTGCCATGAACTGGTAGATTTCATCCCGGTTCCCGAAAGCCCGTTTGGGGACAAACCCAAGTATCTCATCAAAGCCCACAACATCAGCTATCCTTTGACTGGGCAATGTCCGGTCTCCAACATGTACCACCCGTTCGACGCAGCCACCCAGGCTCATATCAACAGCGCTATGGAGATTCATGCTCGAGACCTGTTGAGATGGACTATGAGCGTCGAGGGGGCTGGGACGGTGGTGCACCCCAATCCCGAATCCCAATCTCTTAGGGGAGTTCAGAGGATCGGTAGAGAGCCGGAGCCTACCAGTGACGACTGGGTGCTGGGTGGCCGGGACGACGAAGATGTAGCAAAAGACCGGATCACGTACAAGCCCAAGATTCCCGCACACGTTCAAGGACAGGAAGTAGGTAGGTTCGTGGCAAGCATCACCGAGGTTATCGGACACCTCAATCTGGCAGCGATGAAGACCGGCGAGGCCCTTTCGGTTCTCTCGGACATGCAGGACGAGTTGCAGACCGTCACCGCCTGCATCGAGGAGGCCAAGACCCAGGTCTCCATGGCCAAGGGGGACACGAACGTGATCGAGCTGGACGAATACTTGGGTCTCCTGAGTAACGCCAACGAGACGGTGCTGCGTATGGGCAGGGAGCTCGAGGAGGTCCGCAATGGGATCAACATCACGCACGAGACGGGGGAGCTGTACATCGGAAGGTTGCTCGGCTAACGCGCAGTCCTCATGATGGATGCATGGACATCCTGACCCCGATATACGACCAGACCGTCGCAGCGACCGGCATCAATCCTGACGCGATCATCCCTCGGTGCCGGTCGCTCGCCACCTTCACCTATTTCGCTCGCCCGACTCGGCGTGTGGCCAGCTCCACTCCGAAGGTCGGGGTGAAGCCCAAGCGTAAGAAGGTTCGATGATTCCGTACAACCATCCCCAGAACCGGTTCGAAGCCCAGGCCAATGCAGTTCATTACGCCAAAGAAGAAGAATTCAACTTGGCGCAAACTTGGGCTGCCATCGCGATGACGTTTCCGGAGGTGATTGCTTCGTCTACTCCCGGAGACACGATGATGATTTCTGACTTGTCGCGATCGGCAGATGAAACTGTCATCATGCGTCGTCCGCCGGTGGAATATCTCGAAGAGCAACACATCATTTACCGGAATGGGCTTTTGCACGAGTTCTCGGTGACCATCAATTCGCGGTCCTTAGACGTACTGAGAGCTCTTGCTGCTCGATACGTGTTGTCTTCCATGAACCGGGAAGCACACGTGGATTTGGTACGGGATGACGATTCGCTGAACCCCGTGCTTCATCGGATTCCCAACTCGGATCAATTCCGGGTGACTGTCGAGCCGTGATGTATGGTGGTTGGACAGCCCCATTGTGATGGCCTGGACCCCCGTGCTCGTCATCGACATTTCGGGTTGTCCTCGGGGTGGAGAGATAACAACATGCCTACGGATGTGGTTTTCGGTGGCCTGACGACTACTCCGTTGCTGCGGAAACTCTCCACCCCATTGAGGAAAGGAAATGCAATGCTTTTCCATCTGTACATCTTTTTTCGCTGGATCCGCCTGACCACACGGCGATACGGATTTCAATCTCTCATCACGGGGAGGCGATCGAAAAGAGCTGGTGCGGGCCGGGGTGTTCGGCACAATCCTTTCGGAAGGGCCCACGGGTACGGAGTCCCGGCCCTGTATATCGTGCGTCAGCTTCAGCTCGAGCGAGCTATGGCATGAGTGACCGCAATCGGGAAATGGTTCAGCCCATCCAGGAAGCTTTGGAACGGTTCGTTAGCGAACGGGGTTTCGAGGGAATGCTTGGAGATTGGGTGACCTTCGGTACTATCGTTCGGGTAGATGATGACGGTGACCTGGACGGGGAGTATTTCGTCGTGATGACGGGTGGATCGCTACTTCAGCACGTGGTTCTCGGCTTGGTCGAAAAGGGTAAAGACGTGTTGATCACGGGGGACAAGCTATGAGGATCCGGCAAGGGCGTAAGAACCCTCATAATCTTTATCTCATGAGGGGTGCAGAGCCCAGTGATGACGACGTCTCGATTGGCTACATTCGTACGGGTACCTGGGCCGCTGCTTTGGTTGCTGCGGTTAACGGTGAGGAAAACCCCCGTCGATCCGGCAATGGCGAGGTCGAATGGGAACGTGCAGAAGAAATGCGCGTGGATCGACTTGGCCCCAATGAAGACGACGTAGAAACAGATCCTGACCGCCCCGAATCATCGCTGGGCGGGTGGCCAAAAACCTGAGACTCGGATACATTGAGGGGGCGGTCTTGTGGACCGCCTTTTTCAGTAAGGAGCTAAGGTGGCCAGGGATGAAAGTCGGCTGAAGACCGACCCCGCTCAAATCCGTAGGAGGCTTCGTCGAAAGACTAAACACCTCAACGATGATCTCCGGTTGTATGCGAAGCATGGGGGCTTCAAGGAGATCAAGGATTGGGATCTCGAGGAGCTTGCCAGGGGTAAGCCACGAGAGGCTAATGGCAGGTTTCGGGGCGGACCTGTACCCAAGTGGATTACCGGCGCAATAACGGTCGAAATCCAGAAACGACTCAAAGACGAAGCGTTCAAAGAAGTAACCCAGCATATCTCGTTGGCGGTGCAAACTGTTGTCAAGCTTCTTAAAAGTGAGGAACTCGACGACAAGGGTAAACCGCTGGTCAGCCCCGAAACGAAGTTGAAGGCTGCCATTTTCATTATCGAGCATGTGATTGGTAAGTCTACTACCAAGGTGGAATTGGCTGCCGAGGACTTCACCAAAAAGATGATCGCTTCCGCTATCGTTCTGGACGACGGCCGTCCCCAAGACGAGCGTGTGGTGCTCGAAGGCGAAATCGTGGAAGAAGAAAATGATGATGACGGTGAATGAGGACGACACGTGCCGGTCGTGTGGCTTGACGTATGGCTGGCATGTGAAGAACACTCCCAAACATCCGTTCAATGCCGGTCAAGCGGGAGCCACAGACTTTTTGAAGCGTCCGGGTGCCCGTGACCCCGGTAACCACTCGTCAACGTCTCAGCAGGGCACACAGGGGCCTCAAATGGTGTTGCCCGGGGGTGATCCGGTCGTCCGGATAGCATTGATCAACAAGGGCATCCTCACCCCGGCTGATTTGATGGCTGCGGAGGAAGCCCTCCGGCAAGCATTGGCTAACGTTCAAAAGGAGGGTCCGTGGTCAGCAGCAAAGGAGGAAAAGCCGGATTCGTTTATCGAGACCGTCAAGACGTCTACCGAGCTTTGAGGCGAGAAGGTAAAAGCAAAAGAGTTGCGGCTGCCATCGCCAACGAGGGTCATACGAAAGCCGGACGTACGAAAATGGCCAAGAAAGCGGCAATGACGAGGAAGAGGTTGAAATGAGTGAACCCGTCGGCCCTCAGTATGGTCTGGAGCCGTTGCTCGACCATTCCGAATTCGAGCCTCGGTATTATTCGCGGGACCTGACCAACCCCATCGCTTACAACGATTCGACTGCGACCGAGTACGGCGGTGTGGCTGGACTTGTTCAGCCCCCTCCGCATGTGCCGACCGCAAGCGAACGACGTATGCAGATCTATGCCATCGACCCCACTGATCCTGGAGCGGGAGGGGTTGGTTCTGTCGCGGCCCCCGAGCTTGAGGGCGCTTTCGATCCGGAGTAATTAATGTCCGCTCCAGTGCTGACCAAGACTAAACTGTTCAACGAAGTATGGGGATATTATCCTCACGCCGGTCAGCGTGACCTGCACCAGAATCGCACGAGATTCAAGGTAGTTCGGTGTGGTCGGCGTTGGGGTAAGACGTTTTTCGGTGGCTACGACATGGCCACACGGGCTCTTGCTCCATCCCGGTTCGACGGTAAGACACCAACCCTAGGGTGGGTGGTTGGGCCTAACTATGCGGATGCCGAGAAAGAATTCCGGATTATCTACGATGCTTTGCGTAAGATTGGCTTGGATCGAGACGCTATCCGATTTGTCAAGAACTCCGACTCGGGATCGATGCATATTGCCACGTCTAACGGGACAGAAATTCTGGGTAAGAGTGCGCAGCATCCGGATAAGTTGGTTGGTGAGGGACTTGACTGGGTTCTGATGGTGGAAGCTGGTAGGCATAAGCGATCTACCTGGGGTCAATACATCCGACCGACGTTGTCCGATCGGCGAGGTATTGCGGTGTTTTCGGGAGTGCCCGAGGGGACATCTGAGAACTCGTTGCTGTACCACTTGTACGAGCGAGGCCAATCTGAACGGTTTCCATCATGGGCTTCTTGGAAGCGTCCTTCATGGACAAATGACATCATCTTTCCGGGAGGTCGGCAGGATCCGGAAATTCTCGAGGCCGAGTCTGACCTAACCAAGGACGAGTTCGATCGACAGTACGGAGCCGAGTTTACCGACAAGACCGGTGTCGTAATGAAGGAGTTCGACGAGGACGTTCATCTTGGGGACTTCGATTACAACCCAGAATGGCCCCTTTACATGGGGATTGACTTTGGGTTTACTAACCCTTTTGTTGTGCTGTTCATCCAAGTAGGACCATTTGGGGATATCCGGGTGATTCGGGAATTCCGGCGGCAACAGCTGGATACCGAAGAAGTTTGTAAAGACTTGATGCTGGAATACCCTGGCCTGGTTCGAGTATGCCGGATGATGTACCCTGATCCGGCGGAACCGGATGATACTCGCACTATGCAGCGTAAACTTCGCATCCCAGCCAACAAGAAAACTGGTGGGGAGTTGAAGATTAGACTTTCGTTGATCAGGCGTGCAATGAAGGTCCAAAATCTGCACCTCCCCGTGGGGGATATTGAACGGCGACCGCGTCTTATGATCGACCGTACTCATTGCCCGACGTTGGTGTGGGAAATGAGGGAGGGCTATAAATGGCCCGAAAGAAAAACAGAGCAGCGGTCGGATTCCGAGAATCCCCTCGATAAAGATAACCATGGTGTCGAGGCATTGGGTCGTTTCTTCCGTGGTTACTTTGGTCTATCCGGTAGCGGTGGGGGCTCTTACGTCACCACTGCCAACATGAATGGTTGAGGTGGCGGAGTGGCAAACGACTTCACTCCATACAGCACTGGATCGGAATTCTTCGGTTCCAAGCCTGCGTGGATTTCCGATGAGCTGGACGCTCAGCGGATTATGTCCTACGGCGTGTATGAGCAGATTTACTGGAACGTTCCGGACACTTTCAAGATCGCTCTCCGGGGGAGCAACGACCGGCCGGTGTATGTTCCTTCCGCCCGGACTATCGTGGACACCGCGAACAGGTACATCGGTGCTGACCTCACCGTGGTTTGCGTGGGACCGGAAGGTGATGGTCTCGCAGCTGCTCAACTGGCGATCAACGACCTGATGAGACGTGAGCGATACAAGAGCAAGTTCAATGGCAAAAAGCGGTACAACCTGATCTGGGGTGACTCGATCTGGCATCTTACCGCTGACGACACCAAGCCGGTCGGCAAGCGAATCAAGCTGACATCTCTTGACCCCAGCATGTATTTCCCCATTCAGGATGAGGATGACGTAGACAGCGTAGTTGGATGCCACCTCATTCAGCAGGTGACCACTGATGACGGTCCGGCTATCCGGAGGCTTACCTATCGCAAGGGTGAGCAGCGATCAGATGGGACTTCGCCGATCACGTATGAAGAAGCCATTTTCAAGGTCGATGAATGGGATAACCCGGATAAGGCTCCGCTCCAGCAACTGGTGCCGGTGACGGAGTTTCCTCCGCAAATCACCGCCCTTCCGGTGTACCACACGAAAAACACCGAGCAGCCTGGGGATCCTTTCGGTTCATCGGAGATTCGTGGTCTCGAGCGAGTGATGGCCGGGGTCAACCAGACCATCAGCGACGAGGACCTGGCTGTTGCTCTCCTGGGTGTGGGTATGTACGCGACGGATGCTGACGCACCGACCAATGCCAAGGGAGAGCCCGTTGCTTGGCAAATGGGCCCTGGCCGAGTGATCCACCACAACGGCACGATGTTCAACAAGATCTCGGGTGCGCAAGGCATCAGCGAGTCTTTCGGCGATCATTACAGTCGACTGTGGGAAATCCTGATGCACGCTTCCGGTACTCCTGATGTAGCGGTGGGATCCATCGACGTGTCGGTAGCACAGTCGGGAGTGGCGCTCCAGTTGCAGCTTGGCCCGATGCTGTCGAAGGCGGCGGAAAAAGACCAGCTTCTGGTCGACACCGAAACGCAGATGTGGCATGACATCGTCAGCATGTGGATGCCCGCTTATGAGCAGTCTACTTTCGACGGGGTGGACGTGGCTGTCCAAACTGGCGACGCCGTTCCGATCGACCGCGTAGCGAAATTCGCCGAACTGAACGACATGCTTGACCGGGGCGTGATCGATACTGCTTACTACCGACTCGAAGCTACGAAGCTGGGATATTCTTTCCCTGACGATATCGAAACCACGGCATCTGCTGAATTCGAGAAGCGTAACGCAGACCAGTTCGGTACGCGCGTAGCGGCGGAGACGGATAGTGGCAGCCCAGCCTAGTCCCAAGGAATTTCAACCCTACCGAAAGGTGCAGGGGACCACTGAGGCCGAGCTGAAAGCCATCCTTGAAGCTACCGCCAAGTCTATCCAGAAGCGTGTCGCTACCCTTCGACCGGGCGTCGGCGGTGTGGTCAGGGCTGCCCAGCTGAATTTGGTGTTGGCTGCGGTTAACCGGCTATTGAAGGCAATGTGGATCGGCCAGATTGATCCTCGGGTGGCACGATCCATCAAGGAATCATTAGAGGCCGCTGAGGATGCCATAGAGGCGTTACAACGCGTTGCGTATGCATCCTTGCCGGAACAAGTGGCGGATCAGCTTGTGAAGGGTCTCAGGGCGACAGCTGCATCGGGTTTGAAGTCGGATTCGGCGCGTCGTGCCCGCGCATTGTCGCCTCGGATCTACCATCAACGTGCGCTAGATGATGGAAAGATTGAGTCCATCATTCGGCAAGGATTGATCAGTGGACTGTCTGCAAAAGAACTTGCCGGTGATGTTTACAAGTATGTAAGTCCTACCGCACCGGGAGGTTCTTCTTATGCTGCTATGCGCCTTGCCCGAACTGAAATCAACAACGCCTTTCACGAACGTCAGCTTGACGGAGCAAACCGGCCGGGAGTTTCCGCAGTCAAGTGGAACCTTTCCGGAAGCCACAAAGTGCCAGATTTGTGCAACGTCTACGCTGATCACGGTGGTAATGGAGAATGGCCAGTTGGAAAAGTACCGGAAAAGCCACACCCCCAGTGCTTCTGTTACCTGACCTACGTGATGATGGATTCGAAAGACTTCCAAAAGGCATTGGCCGATGGCGAGTTTGATGATGAGATTGATCGTCGTACGCGAGAAAACTTGGCCGCTTTGGGTCAACCCGTCGGGGATCTGAACAAGGGAAATGCTTCAAAGCGGACGTTGAGTTTGGTCAAAGACATTCCGGCTGTTGAACCCCTGACGGGTGAAAAAGCGTTGGATTCCGTCCCCAAGGGTTTGTTCAAGCGTGGATCGCTTACAAAGGAACAGCGCGCAAGCTACCGGACTTATACTACTGCTTGGTTCGCGGTGATCAATGGCGTTGCTCGACGGGGTGAATTCGATCTGCCCGGCAATGTCAAGGAAGTTCGAGATATCCGGCACATTGATTCTGCCTTGGACCAAAGTGCTATACCTTCAGACATCCAGGCTTGGCGAGGAATGTTTGCTGCCCAGCAGGTATTCGGTGACAGTTTGAAAAACGATCTCACCGGATTCGCTTGGGAAGACAACGGCTATGGGTCAACCACCGTGGATGAGAAGATTGTAGACTTGTTCAATGTTCAAGGTGAAGAGACTGACCGATTCAAGGGCGGTAATGTCAAGATGAAAGTTTTGATTCCTGCGGGGACCAAGGCTTTGGTCGCTTCTACCTTGACTAAAAGCTACGACATTAATGGCCCCCAGGCTGAGATCACCCTACAACGCGGCATCAGGTGGACGGTGGTGAAAGACAATGGCGTTGTCGACGGAGTCCGCAATCTCGAAGTCCGAGCAGATCCGATTGGACAGGGCACTAAATGAGCGAGATAAGATGAAGGCCCGTCAAGCCGGATCTTCGGATGTCAAGGTTGTGAAGAAGTGATTGACCACACCGGCCATCCGCACCCGTCCACACCCAAAGCACGGGCTTTATGTCGCGCTAACGGCGGAACAGGGTTCATTGGTAAGTTCGGGGAAAATGCTCCCGTGGAGAAAAAAGGCCACGTTCCAGAGCTGACCAGACCGAAGGTTCCGGTAGTAGCCAAACCGGTGGGAAATGTGGAGAAGAAAACTCCGGTGGCCAAACCGGTTGGTAAAGTACCGGTGGTGAAAGATGCCCCGAAGATTCCCATTATTCCGC